AGAGGCGTCAACTTTATTTGATTTTGTACCAGTTCAAACGATTGTGCATTATCCAAAAGAGGTAAATGCAATATTAAGTCCAATGTTTACTATTGCTATGATGCGTTTACAAAGGTTACTACGACCAAATATTTTGTTTTATAATCGTATGGATAGGAAGGATTTGGAGACGTTCGTATCTACTTATGGGTATGATCCGGGCATGTCTGCTAATTATATAGAAGGGGATACGTCAAAGATGGATAAGAACCAGTATGCGCGTGAATTTTATTATGTTATGCGATTATATATCGAATTGGGATTTCATGAGTTATTGTTGTTAACGTGGTTTGATGCTAAGTCGTTTACTATAGCACATTGTGTGTCTATGATGATTGCAGTGTATGTGGATTATCAACAACGATCTGGTGGGTCTGATACGCTATCTTCGAATTCGATATTGGATTTGTTAAGTTTTTTCAAGACTCATAAACCTAAGATCTATGATATGTTGATATACGTAGGTGATGATTATTTGTTGATGTCAAGGTGTATACTTGCGTATATATACAGAGATTTGGAAGCGATATATTTAGATGAATTTAATATGGAGGTAAAATGTTTTTCGTCTCGCGTGCCATACTTTTGTTCGTCTTTTTTGGTGAGTGATGATGGTGTTGTGGTTATGTTTCCAGACCCGGTGCGATTCTTGATTAAGATCGGTAGGTCTAAGTCTGCTGATTTGGATTTGAATGAGTATTATCAATCATATGTTAATGATTTTAAGTGTTATGTTACCACTGAGAAGAGGTTGTTTAAATTGCAGGTGTTGGTTCATCGTAAATACAATCTTAAAGTTAATTTTATGCCTATATTTTATTGCTACGCTTCTATGGTACGCAGTAAGTCTGTGTTTTTATCTGCGTTTAGTGATAAGATCACTTTATATAGTGCATAGGTTATTAGTTTGTTGCAGTTTTAGTTATTTCGTGTTATAAAATTTGTAAAAGAAACACAACGCGATATTTACAGTTTGTTATAAGTTTTAGTTTTATTGTTAGTCGCGGTCGTTTATGTGCGGTTTTCCAGGGTTAAGCTGTACCTGGTTTGTTGTGAACACATAAGTGAAG